AAGGAGAAGCAGCGGAACGGGGGAAAGCTGGAAGCGGAAGAAATCTATCGGGAAACCTGGCTGTGGCTGAAGGCAAGGCACTGCGAGAAGCTGATCAGCCCCCAGCTCATCAGCCAGTACGCTATGGCCGTGTCCCGGTGGATCCAGTGCGAACACGCCATTTCGGAATATGGCTTTCTGGCCAAGCACCCTACCACCAATGCGGCTATCGCTTCCCCATACGTAACCATGAGCCAGAACTACATGAAGCAGGTGAATCAGATCTGGTACCAGATCTACCAGGTGGTGAAGGAAAACTGCTCTGTGGAATTCTCCGGCAATACGCCCCAGGATGACGTGATGGAGCGGCTGCTGCGGTCAAGGAAGGTATAGCATGACAGCAAGAGAATTCATTTCCCGGCTGAGGGGATATTCCCTCACCAAACAGCAGATCAAAACATTACGAGGACAAGCCCTTTGTGGGGACCTGGACGGTGCCCGCAGGGGGCTTGCCGCGATTATAAGGAGAAACATGGCATGGAGAAAACAACCAAAGAGATGAAGCTCATCCCCATCGATGAGCTGATCCCCTATGTGAATAATGCCCGGACCCATTCTCCGGAACAGATCAACAAGCTCCGGGCCAGCCTCCGAGAATTCGGGTTCATCAATCCGGTGATCATCGATAAGGACAAGAACATCATCGCCGGCCACGGCCGGGTGATGGCAGCCCGGGAAGAAGGCATCAAGGAAGTACCCTGCGTTCTGGTGGATTACCTTACCGAAGCCCAGAAGAAAGCCTATATCCTGGCCGATAACCGGATGGCCCTGGATGCCGGATGGGACGAAGAAATGCTGCGGGTGGAAATCGAAGCCCTCCAGGGAGCGGACTTCGATGTGAGCCTCACGGGCTTTAGCGAGGACGAAATCGCCCACATCTTCGATGAAGAAACGGAAGCCAAGGAAGACGACTTCAACGTGGAAGAAGAACTGCAGAAGCCGGTATTCTCCAAAGCCGGGGACCTCTGGCAGCTGGGCAAGCACCGGGTCCTGTGCGGGGATTCCACCAAACCGGAATCGTACACGGAACTGCTGAGGGACACCAAACCCAATCTGGTCCTGACGGATCCCCCGTACCTGGTCAACCTTCGGAGCACCTCCGGGAAGATCAAGAACGATGACCTGAACGACCAGGAAGGGTACGAATTCCTGAAGAAAGCATTCACCTGCTTCCACGATGCCATGGCCGGGGATGCCTCTATCTATGTGTTCTACGCCACCATGAAGGCCCGGGTCTTTTATGACGCATTCGAAGATGCCGGATTCAAAGTGGGAGCCGGGCTCATCTGGAAGAAGCCCAAAGCCCCGTTCATGCGCACTGACTGGAAGTTCAACATGGAACCCATCATCTTCGGATGGCGGAAAGACGGGAAGCACAACTGGTACGGGGACCAGAAACAGAAAGCGGTCTTTGAATTTGACGGAATCAAGAACAGCAAGGAGGACGGCTTCGGCCATCCATCCAGCAAACCCGTACCCATGCTGGCCTATCTGATCAAGCTGAGCAGCCAGATCAATGGGGTGGTACTGGACGGGTTCCTGGGGTCTGCTTCCACCCTGATGGCCTGCGACCAGTTGGGACGGATCTGTTATGGAGTGGAGCTGGAACCCAAGTTCGTGGATGTGGCGGTGAAGCGGTATTTGGCTTCCCATGAAATGGAGAAAGAAAGTGTGTATGTGCTTCGGGACGGGAAAAAGTACACATATAAGGAAATAGCAGGTGATGCGGATGCCGGAAACACAGAATGATGGAAAACAGCTGACCCTCGGAAGTCTCTTCGATGGCTCCGGGGGTTTTCCTCTGGCGGGCATCCTGGCCGGGATTAGGCCCATATGGAGTTCGGAGATAGAGCCGTTCCCCATAAGGGTGACGGAAAAGAGGCTGCCGTTCATGAAGCACTACGGGGACATCGGGTCGCTGAACGGCGCGGAGATCGAGCCAGTGGACATCATCACGTTCGGCAGTCCATGCCAGGACATGAGCATAGCCGGGAAGCGGGAAGGGCTGGAAGGTTCCAGATCCTCCCTCTTCTATGAGGCTATTAGGATTGTGAAGGAAATGAGGGAGGCAACAGATGGCAGATATCCGAAATATATCGTGTGGGAGAACGTCACCGGCGCATTCTCCTCGAACCGGGGCGCGGACTTCCAGTCCGTGCTCGAAGCGATCTGTTCCGTCAGATGCCGTGAGATTGATACTGCTCGACCTCAGAAGTGGCCGAACGCAGGGGAAATCCTGGCGGATGATTTCAGCCTCGCATGGAGGGTATTTGATGCGCAGTACTGGGGCGTGCCCCAGAGAAGAAAACGCATCTACCTTGTCGCAGATCTTGATGGAAAACGTGCCGGAAAAATACTTTTTGAGTCCGAGGGCGTGTCTGGGTATTCTGGAGCGCGCTTCAAAGCGTGGCAAAGAGCTGCCGGAAGTGCTGAAAAAAGCGCTGGAACGCCAGTCCGCATCTGCCTGAACGACCAGGGCGGGATCCGCATGGACGTATCGGAGAATATCGCATCTACCCTGAGGGCGGAAGCACATCATGCGCCGATAACCTTCCAGCTGCCCGCCGGGTTCTGTACGGAGCCTTCCGAAAAGGCAGGGGGAATCGGCTTCGAAACGGAGAAATCCCCGATACTGAGAGCGGGTACAGTACCAGCTGCGGTCTATGAGAACCATGGAAAGGATGCGAGATACAAAGGCCCCCTCGACATCGCACCCACGGTGCTTTCCCTCTATGGTACGGGAGGGAACAACCAGCCGTTTGTGGTGGAAGGGCAGAAGACCTATGATGTCCGTTTCACCTCCGAGGGAACGAAGAACGCAAGGCAGAACTGTTACGAGACGGACACCTCGAGGACAATCGACACCAGCGGCAATGCCCCTGACTCCAACCAGGGCGGGGTGGCGGTAGTGGCGGCAGGAACCCATGGTGGGGCCTATCATTCGAGCAAGAACTCGTTTCATACGAGGTTCTCGGATTCTGAGACAGCCGATACCCTTGTAGCCACAGATTACAAGGATCCGCCCATGGTATCCAAAATGCCGGAATTTATCGTCCGGCGTCTTACACCCGGTGAGTGTGCAAGGCTCCAGGGCTTTCCGGACTGGTGGTGCCGGGACCTGGGAACAGAGAATCCGTCAGCGGAAGAAATCAGGAGATGGAGAGAAATCTTCCTGGAACACGCAAGGGTTCTTGGGAAGTCTGTGAAGCCTAAGACCAACAGTCAGATCCGCAAGTGGCTTCACCAGCCCCATTCCGATACAGCGGAATACAAGATGTGGGGGAATGGGGTAGCCCTTCCCTGTGTCTGTTTCGTCCTGTCCGGGATTGCGTATTTTTCGAAATTTGAAGGCTGAAATCTCTACATTTCGCTTGCTATTATCTGCCTTCAGAGTGATTAATAACAGTACCAAAATACCCTAAGGAGGTACATATGATGAAGGCAGAATACAACAGACAGGGTGCGGAGCGGAAAGACCTGGTGCAGGCTATCAGCACCATTACAGAAGAAAAGGCCAAATACCTGTTCCTTCCCACTAAGGCTTACCGGATCGGCAGTATCATGGTGTGGAAAAACGGGACCGTGGAATGTGAAAATCCGGAACTGTTTCAAAAAGTGGTGAAGGAATTGGAAAGCAAAGGATTCCGGCCGGAGGAAACAACCACGGAACAGGCAGAACTGGAAGGAACCAAGGAACCAGAAACCACACAGGAGACTGTGGAACCGGAAGAAGCAACGGTAACGGGAGTGGCTCAGGAAGCAGAACCGAAGGAAACGGTGGAATCTGAAGAAGCTCAGGAACCTGGGGCATACGAAACATCTCCAGCACAGGAAGAAAAACCGGAAGAAGTGGATACCCTGACCATTTCCCTGCCGGACGATCTGACGGACGAAGATTTTGCCAAACTCCAGAACCTGGTGGCTTCCAAGGCCAGCCTCTTCAAGAAGGCCCTGGGGACCAACGACCTGACCATTCAACGGGCTGACGGTAAGATTTCCTTCCCCTGGTTCCACGGAGCTGACAGTGCCAGAGCACAGGCCTATGCCAAACTGGTAACGGCCCTTTGCCAACTGGCCAAGAAATCCAAACGGATCACCGCCAAAGAGCACGAGGTGCCCAATGAGAAATACGCCTTTCGGTGTTTTCTCCTGCGGTTGGGGTTCATTGGACGGGAATACAAGGATTGCCGGAAAATTTTGCTGGAAAAGCTCAGTGGTTCGGCAGCCTTCCGGAACGGAGGGAAAAAAGATGCGGTTTCTCAATAAAGAGATGCTGGAATTCCTGAAACGGGAGTACCCTTCCGGAACCCGGGTCCGGCTGATCCGGATGGACGATCCCCAGGCACCGCCTTTGGGAACGGAGGGCACGGTGTCCGGGGTGGACGATATGGGGTCCCTTCTGGTGGACTGGGACAACGGATCCCACCTGAATGTGATCCACGGGGTGGATGAAGTCCAGAAACTGAATAAAGAAGCAAAATAAATAATAATTATTCTCAAAATCCCTTGCTATTATGTGCGTTTAGAGTGATATATACACATGCCAAAGAACACACAACCTGAGCGAAAGGATGACGAGAATTATGAAAACACTGCACTTCGGGATTGAAATGGAAATGACGGGGATTACGAGAGAAAAGGCGGCTAACCTGATGGCCGGCTTCTTCGGAACAGGCTGGGGGACCCATCAAGGCGGAGCCTACGATACCTGGACCGCCGCCGACGACCTGGGCCGGACCTGGAAGGCCATGAGCGATTCCAGCATCCAGGCCCAGAGAAAAGTAGGCGGACGGATTGAAAGCGCCTCCACCGAGTATCGCACGGAAGTGGTGAGCCCTATCCTTTCCTACGATGACATCCCGAAGCTGCAGGAACTGGTGCGGACCTTGAGAAAGGCCGGGGCCCTGGTGAACAGCTCCTGCGGAATCCACATCCATGTGGGGGCCGAAAAGTTCACCCCGAAAACCCTGCGGAACCTGGTGAACCTGATGGCCAGCAAGGAAGACATGATCTACCATGCCCTTCAGATCGACCCGATCCGGGAAAGCCGGTACTGCCGGAAGACCAACGACACCTTCCTGAAAGAACTGAATAAAAAGCAGCCCAAGACCATGGAAGCCTTCGCCGATGTGTGGTACCTCCAGGCACCCTTTGGAAGAGAGAACCATTACAACAGCAGCCGGTACCACGGCCTGAACCTCCACGCCACCTTTACCAAAGGGACGGTAGAGTTCCGGCTTTTCAACGGCACCCTCCACGCCGGGGAGATCAAAGCATACATCCAGTTTTGCCTGGCGGTTGCCCATCAGGCCCTGACCCAGAAGAAAGCCTCCGCCAGAAAGACGGAGACGGACAACGAGAAATACGCCTTCCGGTGCTGGATGCTCCGGCTGGGGCTCATTGGAGACGAATTCAAGACCTGCCGGCTCCACATGCTGAAACACCTCACCGGGAATTCCGCCTGGAGAAACGCCGCCTGAAGGCGGTAGCCACAGGCAGGGGAAGGGGCCGTAAGGCCCTGTTCTTCTTTCTTGT